GCACCTCCAGAATTTTTTCCTTGTTGGAGAAGTATTTAGACGGCAGCATCTCAAAGCCGGACAGCACATCCAAATGACCTGCTGTAATCATCTCCAGGATGCTCTCCGTCATAGCCATCTCATTCCACTCGCCGCCCTTGCCAACATCAATAGAGACAGAAATAGGCAGCTCCTTAAACAGGTTCCCACTGATGGAAACCAACTGCTCCTCCCCCTTGCTGTTGGGGATGCGGACAACTCGCTCCACATCATAGTAGTTCACGATATAGTCCAGCCAGATTTCACAGATATCCCGAATATATTTATAAAAGCGCTCCTGCTCCAGCTTCAACGGCTGCGTGGCCTGGGCCTGGGCCAGAGACAGCGCCTTGGCAGAATCCGACGCCTGGGAACCCAACATGACATCATTCATGCCCTTGGACTCCAGCGTCATCTTCACAAGGTAGCCAATGATCTGAATAGATTCAGCTCCCATCCGGGGCGGGTCTAAAAAGCGCGCGGCGTTGCTCACCTCGCCATTGACTGGCTGAGTCCCGCCAATCTCATTGTTGAATTTGCGTATACGGGTATTGTCGTAGATCAATTTCGGGCTGCCGGTCAGCAGCAGATTCTTGACTGCACTCCCCATGGCCCGGTTGATTGCAATCTGATTCTTGTGGATGTCGTAGCACTCTGGAAGACCGTAGGCGCAGGAATCCATCCGGCCCCATAAAAATACCGCAATCGGATACTTGGTTAATTTCAGCTTCCGGTCACGGTAGATTTCCACATTCCGGGTCACACAGGAGGCATAAATTACCCCGTTCTTTTTCTCAAAACGGTACAGGAGGGTAGCCTGGTCGTTCTCCTTCTCCCCGTTCAACTGGACATTCTTGTTGTCTCCCGGCTGAGCCTCTACGTCGCTGTCAGGGAGAATATTTTTAAGAGTCTGGGCATTCCTGCCGTTCTGCTTCGCCAGCTTCTTGATCTCCTTAATGGTCTTCCGCATGGCAATGATAATATATGGCTGGGTCTGTACCTCTTGACTGTTGGGATTCCCGAAATACACATTGACAGGGGGAATCAGCTCCGTCCGGAAATCCCCCTTGATCTTCTCGGCGGCGTCCGCCGCGAAAGCCTCAAATTCCGTATCCCAAAAAGTATGGGCCACCGCCATACCGTTGATTGCCGCATTCAAGCAGCTCTCCAGAGCGAAGGTGGTCATATTGAGGATGTTCCACTTTGCCTGTGTGATCCCATTAAGCGTATCCTGGACCGTCGCCATGTATGGCACCGCCGGGTGCTCCAGCGGGAGACTATCAATTCGATAGCGGGCCGACACTTCAAAAGGCCGAATCTCCGCGATCTTCCGATTGATGATCAGCTTCTCGATATTGATGACTGGCGTTGGGTTCTTGTCACTCCCAGCCAGACCCCTCCACTGATCCCCATTGTAAAAGGCGGAGCACTCGTCTGAAAGCCGGTACTGGCTCTTCGGCTGCATCCGCCTCTTAAAATCCTGTCCCTGTAGATATTCCTGATAGATATCCGTCACTTCATCCATCCTGATTCACCTTCTCCCACTGCTTCAAATACTCCTCGTAGCTCGGCTGCTTCTCCCCATCATAGGCATCATAGCAGCTCTCCAGATACTCTTCTTCTGTCATCGGGCGTGGAGGGAGCGCCTCCGAAACAGCCGGCTCAATCTGAATCTCCGGTTGTGCCTCCCCCAGTTTTTCAAGTAGGTGGATTACCAGGGCCGCACAGAGTACGCCCAGGAAGCACCCCATAAATTCCAACATCAAATCTCCTCCCCATATCCGTCATAGGTATCGCCGTAACCGTCCCCATTTCCATTACTCCTACCGAAGAACTGCTCATAGACCGTAAGCTCATGGTGCTCTTCCGTCAAGGGAGCCGGGCGGCTACGGAAGAAATATCGCACCGCGTCCAGCGCATGGGTGATATTGTGCGGTTCCTTCGCCATATCCGAAGGGTTCTTCTCGTCCGACTGGGCCATTGGGATGTTCTCAATCAGATTCCGGCATGTATCGAAGATGGTATAACAGGAGTATTTGCGCCCCTGATCATCCTCCTGCACTTTCAGCCATTCCTTCATGTCCACCCAGCCCGCAACACGGTTGTTGTCCGCCTGGACGATATTATCAATCCCAAATTTGAAAAACTGCTCCACTACGCTCATGCCCCGGTCCTTGGTGCGCGCCCATAAATCCGGAGGCGCATAGGTGAATATAATCTGCTCCGACCTGGGCGTGTTGTCCAGGATCAGCTTCGCGGCATCAGACGGGAGTAAATCCGGTACATGCACTTCCCGGTAGGTGACAACGTCCCCGTTTGGCTTGACCGCATGCCAGTAACAGGCAAGCATATCCAGGCCATAATCCAGAGAGCGGAACTTCGGCCAGATTGCCGGAATTGCATACGGCTCCACAACATGAACCTTCGGATTAAACTCCTTGAAGAACTGGCCTTCGTAGATATTCCAGTCGCCTTCCAGGTCCGCTTTTCTGATATCATCAGGCAGAGACTTCAAGCCGGTCAGATACCCCGGGTCATGCTCCAGCAGGATTTGATTGTCGTATACCGAGGCACGGATAAAGGTGTATTCATTCGGAAACTCATTCTCGTAATAATTCCGGTCGATAAACAGCCGCTTCACCCAGCCGTGGCCGACACCTCCGGGGTTACAGGTCAAATAGATCCGTTTGGGATACCCGTTCGCACCGCGGCAAACCTCGGACAGCTTGTGGAACTGAAACTCTGTAAAATGCGTCGCCTCGTCAATAAAAACAAAATCATACTCCTGCCCCTGGTACCGGCGGGTGTCGTCGTCTGTATCGCAATAGCCAAATACTATTTTTGAGCCATTAAAAAAGTGGAGTGCCTTGTCCTCTTTGCTGAACGTGCAAATCGCCTTTCCGTTCCGCATGTCGCTGCGTTTGGTGCTTTCGCAGAGCACCGCGTCCACCTCTTTTAACAAAGGCTCTATGTGATTCGCCTGTAGCTCCGCATTGGTACACCGGACAATCAGACAGCGGAAATTACGATACGCCAGACAACAGGCCAGCGCCTTCCCCCGGACTGACCAGCTCTTTCCACCGCCACGCGCGCCGCCATAAGCTACATATCGCGTCGTTGCATTGAAGAACTCCATCTGCTTCGGCTGCGGATTAATATTCCGAATCAGTTCCACAATCTTTCCTGTTTTAGGGTCCCTGGTACACTCCAGGAAGGGCTTGATTTCCATACCTTATCCCCCGTATATCCTCGCCCATGGGCTTTTCCTGAACATGGTCTGCAATGTCTTATTGATCTTCTGGCCCCGCATGAAGATGTATGGATTGGCAAAGTATTTGACTTCCTCCCCGGCCCGCGTCCGTGCCAGCACCTTCTTGTCCACCAGCTTCTTCACAAGGGACGCCGCGTATCGCTCCTTACAACCAAAGGCTCCGGCAAAATCCGAAATTCCCATGGGCTTCCCAAAAGAGGCCACCAGCCCACTCCCATATGACACATACGGCAATAGCTGCAATACCGCCATATACTCCGCCCCCTTTAATCCCGCCGCCATCAGCTCCGGGATCGCCTTGATATATACCTTGACAAACGCCTCCCCCTTATTCAACTCCACCATGTCACTCTTGGAAGATGCGCTCTCCATGCTCTCTAACCGGACAATCCGGTCGCCATCCCCGATGTAACCAATGATGTCCCCAGTCTCCGCATTGATGACAATTCTCTCCATTTTATCCCTCCACACTTTAGTTAGTTAAAACTGCACATTTTGTGCAGTTCTAGAAATTTCCATTTTTGCTGCAAACCCGCATGGCTCTAAGGAAAAATCGCATTTACTTTAGCACGCTAAAACTGCACATTTTGTGCAGTTGTCCGATTGCCCTCAAACCCGCATGGCTCTAAGGCTGAGGGGCATTTTTCGGGGGTCGTCTCCCTCTATATCTTAGATTTACCCCTTGAAAGTACATTTTGTAGCCTGCTCGAATTGCAAAATTTAATAGTTGGAGGAGGTGGATATATCCCCTCCCCCCTTGGAACCTTACCCCCTATCCGGAAAGGCACCCCCCAGGCCATCCAGTATCGGAATTGGGATTGGGTACAGTGCTGCCCTGCGTGCCTATACCTGCCCTTGCCCTACCCTGGGGGAACATGTGCTTGCTCATGCACGGGAGGATAAAGGGAAATATGAACTGCACAAAATACACATTTTGTGTAGTAGTATCACAGCATAGGAAAAACCCTCAAACCCGCATGGCTGTAGGGCTCACGGGGATTTACTCGAACTGCCTACTTGGTCAGATCGCATGGATTTGCAGTAATTAGCATGATATTTGTATTATTATTCGCTGCGTCACTGTACAAACCGGCCAGTTTGGAGATGTTTTCCAGGGCACGTAAACGGTCGGCAGAAGCAGCATCGGGATCGTCTGCAATTGCCCTGAATTTGGCGACCATTTCCCCTCCAGAAATGTTGATTTGATCCTCGATTTGAGCCTCCAGCGCGGCTATATATGCCTGTACGTCATCCCGCCTTAACAGCCGAAATCCCATTGTGGCAGCCGAATTATGCTGGACTTTCCCACCTTTGCGGCAAGCAGCATATGCCGTAAGATACGCTTGAGTTGCATTACGCAAATTGGATATATACTCCTCGCAAAAGCGCCTTTCTATCGGTTTTAGGCGGCGTTTTAGCCGTTTTATATCCTTTTCGGGGTCGCTTATTACAATTGCATTGCTATCATCCATATGGGTCACCTCCTAAAAATGAGCATGAAAAAGGACAGCCTTGTGAGCTGTCCAAAATTATTTTTATCTTTTTTGCAAAAGGGTATTGACATACTCCTACGTGTATGTTATGCTTTAGCTGCAATCACAAATTGCACCTTGAAAATCAAACAAGACCTTGCACCAATCATCCGTCGCTGATATACTATATAGACGGGAGGTGTAAATATGGACAATGAAATGCTGGCAGCCATTAGTAGCTTGATGGACGAAAAGCTAAATCCCATAAAAGATCGGCTAGATCGCATTGAGGTCGATATATCGGAAATGAAAGAAAACCTTGAAGAAGTTCGAGGCGCAACGAATTACATGGCTGAATGGGTTGATCGTCTGGAAAAAGCCGTAAAGGCTGGTTAATACATAATTGGTGCGGGTCTTGTTTGGTTACAAGGCCCGCTTTTTGGCTTAAGGAGGAGGTGATTAAAATGCCCGAAAAGCGGAAGACAACCACCTCAACAGCGGTAAAACGACGGTATATTGATAAAACTTATACTAGAATTGTCGTTGATGTGCCAAAAGAAAAAGCCGCAGCATTCAAAGGGAAATGCAGGGAAACAGGAATCCCACAAGCACAAATTATCAAAAGAGCTATTGACGATTTCTTAAGCAGCTAAAGAAACACCGCTGCACCGTTTCAATCTTGGCGGAGAGAACGGATACAGCGGCCCACAAACAACACCCGAGGGCGAAGTCTGTACTGTTAGTGTATCAGATACCGTCCCGGGAATCAAGAGAGGACGGTTATTTTTATGACAAAAACAATTGTTGCCGGAAAGAAAAATTACACTGTAGAAATGCTTCGCACTGAGCGAGAATTGCCGGAAACCGCAATCTATGTTAATACTGCATTGGACGTTTTGAATCCGTTCCCTGGTCTGACCTTTGTCCCTGTCAGCATTTACACTGATAACGGCAAATATTACGGCGTTGTCCGGTGAATTGAGGACATAGAGGTCACAGCGTCTTATAAGCTCGGAAAATAAGCCTGCAAACGCGGGCTTATTATTTTGCCTTGAATTACTTATCTAGCCCATGTATCGCTGTCAAATCAAGAATATCTCTCGCTCCCACCCCTGCGATAAATGAGATATGTTTTCCACCCAAAAAGACCGCCCAAATCTGGACGGTCTTTGACGTTATTAGTATATCATGGATTCCCTGTCGGTTACTGCAAAGATTTTGCACAAATTTTGCAAAGTTTACGCCTCCACGATACCGCACATTGAGAGAGTATACTTCATCAGCGCTTTCCCTATAAGGTTATAGATATTCCGTTCTTCGTAGTTCAACTCGGCTTGCAGCCTCCGAACCCCGCCATACTCCGGTCTGATGAATGTGTATTCGAGCACCTTGCGGTCCTGCGGGCTCAATCCAGCCAGACCGCGCTCTATCCGCTCTATTTTCATTTGTGCCATTTGGAGCTTTTCTGTAAGTCGTGTCCGCTCATCTATGCTGCTGATTAGATGGTCCTCACGGCCGGACGTTCCTCCCTGCATAGGCGTCTTATCGTATCTGACTGACTTGATACCCTGTAACTCCAACTCCAGTTCCCGGAGCCGCATTGGGATATTATCCAGGCTGTCTTTTACATACCGGTATTGTTTTAAGTCTCTTTTGGCGCGATCTTCCCAGTCCATTATGCAATCTCCCCCAATCTCTCTAACCAATCCAGCCCGCGCCTATGTAGCCTCTCAATCCACCGTTGGCTATAGTCCATAGCCTCAGCGATCTGTTGGTATGTCATGTGCTCCTCATAGCGGAGGCGGAACAACTGCTTGTATTTGTCATCGGGGAGCATAGCAATTAATTTATCCCGTGTTGCTGGATTGTTCAGCTTCTCCTTCACCCGATCTCCTCCTTTTTGACCCTCTCGATATCCTCAAATCCGATATATCCCCGGCAGATACTATCAAACTGATCGTTGACCTCATACTCCAGGACGTGTATATCCTCTGGTGTCCACCTGTGTTTATCCTGGAGCTGGAGGGCTACCACCGCCAGAATATCGTCCAGTGCCCGACGCACTCCAGCTGTGAATCCATTACGGTATGCTTTTTCGACTGCCGACTGCCTATAATAATTGGCTCTCATGATTCCTCCTTTGGTTCTGGCAAAACCTGCCCTGTCCCAAACGCAAAGCCCTGTTCGTGGCACTCTGGGCACTCCAATTCTTTTAAAAGCGTTTTACCCGGGAAAGCTGCAATCCATCTATGACCACACTTCCAGCACATGACCTCACAAACAAGGTGCGGCATATTCTTTTCGATACAGACGATCGTCCGGGATGTATCACTCCCCATGGTCAGCGCCCTCCCCTGCTCTTTGCATAGCTTTTAAAGCCGCCTCGGCTCTCCTCCGGGAGAAAAATATTGTTTCCCCCACGTCCATCAAGTTAAAATCTCGCAGAGTGCCATCAGATATTTTGAATATGTATCGCACATGCGCGCCAGTTATTTCACCGGCATTGACTTGACTGTCTTTATCTATCAGGTATTCAGGTGGGATAACATATACCTTGCCCTCTGGTCTATATGGGATTACCGCCAGTCTCCCAGCCTCCAGCAGCTTTGCAATCTTGCGCAGCTCTTTGAGTGGGAATAATGCACGGTATTCCTCCAGCTCCGACTCCCTACCTGTTTCGATTGTCTATAACCTCCTTCCTCCGCCGCGCTCGGTTGAGATACCGCTTCGCCCAACGTATCCACCTGCGACTGACACAAATCCATTGACGATCATTGTAGCGGTCTCGGACAAACTGCTCTTTGCCCCGCACTCGTTTATACTCAGCCTTCCGCATTTTTAATCTTTTGTAAGGCATTCCCTAAGATATCCAGTAATTCCATATCCGCATTTGTCAACATCTTTGCAACCTCAAAAAATTCAAGTCCTTTAGCCAATACGAGGTTGCACCTATCGAAACTTGACATGCGCTCAAATGTCAATTTCTCAAATGCATTCATTCCCATCTCTCCTCTCCCAAGCCCCGATGGCGTCCTCCTCACGATCATACCAAGCTGTACTTGCCCCGCACTCGGTACATGCCACACAATAAAGGATATCCCATACTAACTTTCCTGGTCCGTTGCAGTGGGGACAGGTTTTCATGGGCGGGTCTCCTTTCCGTCTCCCGGCGGCTCTGGAAGGGGCATCCAGGGGGTGATACCCCTCTTTGCGGCGGAGCGAAGCGCCCACCCCCACATCAGAACCATACTACAAGTAATGTCCTCATTAGGACGATATGCAAGCACCCTTTCGTTATCCTTCGGAGGCCTCTCCTTGACGCTAATCCACTCAATCATTATCCTGCGCCTCCCTCGGTTCGCCTTGGTCGCAAAAACCGAGTCCATCCGCTCTTACTGCTCGACAACCGAGATCACGGTTGCACCAGCATTTACTGTACTCCTCATCATAGCTCTGATATTTACACTCCCGGCAATAGCATCCTCCTGCCGCGTGGACGGGGTCTACGGAGGGAGTGTCATCTATGCTTTCAAGAAAGGAATTTGTATCGTACACATACTCGTTCCCCCCATTTTCCAGCCAGTCTTGCCTAAAAGCGTCCGCGTCAATCAGCCTCATGTGCCTCACCTCCATCCATTCGAGCGCCGCACCACTTGCAGATAGGCGTCTCACACTCACCCTCCCTACCGCCGCATGCCGAACATATCCACTTGCAATATTCGGGGCTCCATATCCACCGCCCTTATTTAACGCACTATTATTTATCCACCGCCCATGCACCACAGGCGCGGCGTCGATTGAGGGGGAAGCATCCAATTCACAAATACAGTCTGCAAATACTTGTGCCGACACCATGTCCCCTGCTTCCTCGCAATCCCTGCTGTAGTTCTCAAGGCGCCGTTTCAGCGCCTCCCGCTCAATCAGTGCCATGGTCGGCCTCCCTCAGCAGTTTCCAAGTATTTACCGTTTTCCCGCACCTCCGGCATTTATACTTATAGATTGTAGTTTCGTCGCCATGTCCAGTTCCACCCTCAAACGAGTAATCAATTTTTACCCATTGGTGGCTTTCACAAGGGCAAAGGCGTTCTTCAAGCTCAGCCACGCGGTTTGTAAGTCGTGTAACGGTATCTTTTAGTTTTCGCTTTGTAATCATACTTCCTCCTCTCGGCTCTGGCCGTATATTATTCCTCCGTGTCTTCATCAACATAATCAGGGCCAAAATAATATGTAAAGTCTGCTTTTATCATAGCCTTTTTCAGCCGCTCAATCTCCTTATTCTTTTCCGCGTTCTCGGCCTGGAGAGAGGAAAATCTCTGCTCTTCTGTCTTTACGCGGTCCCGTAGATTATCACAAGCCTCCTCCAACTCGTCAATTTTATCGTCGCCGTAAGGAGATGGCTGCAAGCGTTCCTGTAGCCTCCCAATCTCCTTGTCCTTCTCCGCGTTCTCCGCCTGGATGGTGGTAATTTCAGAGGCTATACGTTCAATGGCGTTGGCTGCATTCATTAAAAATTGGTACATACACCAATGCGCATCTATTTCCCTCTCGTAGCAAACCGGGCTTTTACACTTGTCACAAATGATTGTTCTCTCTGTTTTGTCATGGAATGCTGTATAGCTTGGTGTGTCTGCCATGTACCGTAATTGCTCAATCAGTTCCTCATACATTTTGCTCCCCCTCCTCCGTAGCGGGTTGCTGGAGCCATTGTAAATACCCATCCTCCAATGGTTCCTCTGAGTAAAGGCGGTCTGCAAGCGGCATAGTTGGTTCACCGCGTTTTCTTGCTCTATAATCAGGTGTTGTCATTTAATTCCTCCACGCTCGGCAGCGGCATCCAGTGGGTGACGCGCTGAAATTTGTGCTTTCCTCGTTATTCATGGGTGGGCCTCCCATCTACGGTATAAGTATCATTTGGTTCCCAGTCTGCCCGTATCTGGCAGTCAGCACACTGCACTAAACCGCCCCCCTTACACAGAGGATAGGGGTTATTTTCTTCCGGTATGTAATATGGGCAAGGGTTGCGCTCATCCATTATTGTCTGCTCCTTTCAGTGGTCTGCCACATATAGGACAATAATTAATCTTTCTCCAGCCTTCCCCATCAACGGACATATGCCCTACTACCAATTCATCATTGTTAATTTCGCCGTAGAAGCCATCCCCGTATACAACATCACATGCTCCACCTTCGCACCAGTCGCAGTTCATATTGTCTCGGAGGACGGCAGCCCTCTCCAGCTCCTCATTACACAGCAATCTTATACAATCCCGTTTTGCCTTTCCAAACGGAGGACGTACCATCCTGTCCATGACATTCATTTCGTCGATTATCGCTCGTAACAATGCAGGTCGTTTTTTACCGCTCATAACTTTAAACCTTCTCTTTATCGTGTCGACATACAGTATTATTATAATTATCTAGCAGATTCTGTTGCTCCGCTGCCCAATTTGACACACAGTTGAATGAGCAAAAATCTCTTGGCACCATCACCCTGTAGCCCTGTGGGTATTCAACTTTCTCTCTATTTTGGATCACGTCATATCCAATTAGAGTAATACGGATATCTTCATCTGCAATTTTATTTTTGCATTGGTCGCAAATATAGACTTTAGACATCCCCGCTACCTCCCAGCGCCGCCTCGGCCTCCTGGCGTGTAAGAAATACGGTCCTCCCAAGCCAATCAGAGCAGTTAGTAAAAATCTCAAACTGTCCAGGCTCATATATCGTAACGGATAGCACCGTGCGCTCTGCTACAAATTTTCTGCCTTTTGGACCGCAGATACGCCATACCTTATCCCCGCGTTTGCACGGCAGCTCCACCAACCGTCCCTCATCCCGGGCCTTTACCAACGCGGATAGCTCCTCGACAGTGCCAATGGCGCGGTAAGCTTGCAGCGCGCAAGCAAGCGCCAAGCCTGCCCTCATAGCCTTCTGTGCGGCTGTGATTTGCTCTGGTTCCATCCCCGTGTCCTCATAATCCGCAAATCTCACAACTGCATTATTAAGATAAGCTCCCTTACGCTCCTCATTGGCGTATAAGGCAGAGCACCCCTTAATCCTGATATAATCGCCACATCTCTCGCTCAGTCTTTCCATTATTTTGCCTCCTCAATCGGTTGATCCAAATACCTGATCCAACATTGATTGCACTCCGCCGGAGCTGCATAGGGCTTGGGCCTATTGCATCCCCTGACAGGAGGGCAGCATCTCGGGCTGATCCACCGCGCCATCGCTCGATTGCTACGACGGATAATATCCCCGGTGTTTTTAGGCTTCTGACGTTGTGTAGCATCAGGCACATTGGGCGCCGGTATTTCACAGCAGCCTTTCTCCCCTTTTAGCACTTTCAGGATCAATAGTGCATCAAGATATTTCTGCTCCGCTTTTTTATCCTGGCTTTTCTTGGCCACAGCGTATAGCGACGATACTCTTCGCTTTTGAATGCCGATTACCCGATCGAGATCATCCATGGGCTTTCCCCCTCCGCCAATTCACACATAGGCCAGCCCTCTCTGTCCCCTTGTCTATGCACCATTGCGCATTTGCACAGGTGGTACAGTCCTTGACCTGCTCAGGCTTTCTTTTCATGCCCTGCCTCCCATTCGCGGTATATCCCAAACCAATCCTCTGCTCGCATGATAATCAGCCAATCGCAGTTATTCTTCCTGTGTGCCACCATGGGCACATCACCGTTTGTTTGACTGTCTCCAATCGCCTGAGCCATGGCCTCATAGAGGTTCAGGCGCTCGGTCCTCTTGACCTCGATATGTATCCCAGGTAGCCCTACACAATCGGAGGCATCCCCGGTATTCCCGCAATACTGAGCTGTCCGGCGTACATCATATCCCATATCCCGACACAGCTTCGCAAATTCCAGCTCTCCCCGTTTCCCTTTTTGCTTACTGTTCACGATTCAGCCTCCAATTCTTCCGCCGGTCCTGGCCGATATTCAGGCAATAGCCCTTCGTGCGCTGATAGATTCGGCTCCCTGTTGCCTCGTCGATATCCATCAGTTCGTCGCTGTTGCGCTCACTGGAGATGATCGTCAGCAACCCCTTATTGTTATACCGGTAGTTCAGTATCTCAAATGCAATATGGACATCCCCGGCAGTCGGCCTTTTCCCCTGCTCCGTCTTGAAAAAGTCGTCGATATACAGGACAGGGACCGTCTTGTATGGGCTGATTTCTCGGCCATACTCTGTGTCATTGACAAGCCCCTTTAGTTGGACCACCGCGTCCCTCCAGAGCATATATCGAGACGGCATTCCGGCACGGAGGAAGCAGTCCACAATCGCTGTACAGATATGCGTTTTGCCACATCCCACCTGCCCGCCTATCCAAAACCATTGGTCTCCGTGATCTTGCACATAACGTTGTGCAGTCTCCAGAATATTACGCTGCCACGGCTCCCTAATCTGGTATCGCTCGAAAGTGTACTCCTCCAGCAAATCCTTCAAGCCGCTGTTCTCGATCATCTGGAGATTCCGCCGGATCGCCATGCACTCGCATTCCCGGAGGGCATTTTGTGTACCGACAACCGTCATGTAGTCCCCGCGGTTCTTACACTTCGGGCACTCATACCCTGTCAGCGTCCCCGGCTTTGCGTTATACTCTTCTGCATTCTGCCGTAAGTACTCCTCATAGGTAAACCCCGTATTTCCCCGCCGGCCGAGTTCCTTCAGCATCTCCCCGAGTGCCTGCATTACTTGTGTCCTCCCTCCTGTCGTTCTTCTCCCAGGTCCTCACCGCCGCCTTCCAATCCTTCATGGGTTCTTTCCCAATCTTCCACCCCTTGGCTTCGTAAAAATCCACAAAATGCTCCGGGTTGATTCCGTTGCACCTCTCCAGGCAATATGCCCGAACCTCTGCAACTGTCGGCGCTGTGAACTTTTTCTTTGGAGATACGTAAGTATCTCTTTCTTTTTCTTTTTTGCTTTGTTTGTTATTTATTCCATTGTTGCCCCTTGGCTGCCCTTCGACTGCCCCTTGACTGCCGGGTCGGCTGCCATCCACTTGATATTGACTATAATTTTTTACTGTAAACACGCCATATTTTGATGTTGCCGTGTGTGCCACTTCGCCTGTCGATTTTAGCTTAGTCAGTGACGTTCTTATGCTTTTAACTGATAGGCCGGTTTCGGTAGCCAGCTTCTGAAAACTGGCTACCCTTTGGCCTCGCTCAATGACAATCCCATGCCACTCCTTCGGTTCATAATTCACTGTCAGCAAAAGGTGGAGAAACAACCGAGTAGTGTTGATATCGTCATACCACTCCCATTTGAGCAGTGATCTATGTAGGAGTACAAATCCCTCATCCAGCATTCCATCACCGCCTTACCACGGCAATTCATCATCTTTCGATATCTCCACATATGCGTTACTGCGTGTTGCCTGTCCCGATGTCGTTCCCAACAGCTTATCAGGCGGAACATCCACCCCACCCCTAATTGCGTCTATACTCCGAAGCATCATGCACTTAATGGCAAATTTAAGGTCTCCCTTGGCATTTATATACTGCTCGCGGCCAAATACACCGCCAATCATTTTCCCTTTCAGGGTGGATTCATCCCAACTCCATTTATATCCGGGGTTGGATTTTTCAATCGCTGTAAACATACCCTTTGCATAGCTCATGCTATCCCCGTCTATGAGCTGGGTATAGATGCATCCCCATCTCTTTTCCGGACGGTCATCAGCTTTATATGATTGCTCATAATATCCCTTTTGCCGCCCTTCTGCTATGTCCAAATACAGACGAATACATTCGCGGCCTGATTTTGTTTGGTCTGATTCTGCCTTTTTAATTACACAGACGTGACCACCCAATTCTAACGGCTCATACTCTCCTTTTACCGGGGCTTCATCCCATCCTGTCGGTTTAAACATAATTAATAATCCTCCAATCTTTTAAGTACGGTTACAATATCATTTGGTACAGTGAACTCATCTTGGCTATAGGCTCCAAACGGCGTTTTAGCCGTACTATTTCGGGCCTGAGTCTCAAATACATAATCCCCATCAACGCATTTTGAAATCAACACAGTGGTAAATTTGCTTTCCAGCACGATCTTATCCAGCTTCTTACCGCTAGTCTTAATCCGGGTAAATGCAAATCCACTGTCGTCACGTTCTGTCTGGGTATGCGCTGTAAATATGACTGTGAGGTCATCCCGTAGCCAATGAGCCATGCTGACTAGATTCCATACGCTCATGGCTAAATCTTGCCACTTGTCATAACCCTTCTCCTTCATCCGATTGAACTCGTCGTCGATCATGATTCCGTTTAGGGTATCGATTACAATGACTTTAATATGAGGGGCATTCTCGCTGACGTTGTTGATCAGCGCCTCTATTTTCAAGGCGTCGCTTGTAACGGAATAGTTCTTGTTCTCCTTGTTATATTGCTGCTTCCAGCCCTTCCAAGACAGCCCCTTCTTGTCTGCATCTATGTAATACGTAGATGCAGGGTCCAGATTCCGCATTGACGTTGTTTTACCACTGCCGCTTTCCCCGGCTATGCAAATCACTTTTGACATGCCTGCTCCTCCTTCTGATGGCGCGCTATATACCATTGCCCGAAATCGTCCTGGTCGTCCAGGCAAAACTGTCTATATGCACTCCGGTCAAACTGCCCCTCATTGATCGCCTGGAACACATCCTCGGAAATGGAGAACAGCCAGCGAAAGAAGCCCGCCTTGTTCTCCCGGCAGTACTCCTCAAAGTCTCGACCGGATGCCTCCTTGATACAGGCCGCGCCAATGCAGCGATCACAGTACAGGCGGCCTCTCAGCTCATACAAGTCATCCTCTGGCTCATACTCTCCGCAATCACAGCACTGCCGGAGGTGTTCCTCTTCTGGCAACCCAATGTGCATTGCTGCCTTAAACCGCAGAAGTTCTTCTACCGTCATTGTCTGTACCATCTTGACAACCTCCAATCTCTGGTGTATTATCGGGATAGACTTTTTCCATCCCTTGTGACTGCTCGGCTACCGCTAATAGCTGGGCGGTCTTTTTTTGTCTGCGTTTCTGGTTCTGCATTACCCGTTTATCCTCCTGGTCCATGTAATACCGGAGCAAATCTGCCTGGGTGTGTATCCGCAGCCGCCCCATTTGACTTATAAGCCGCAGATTGTCCGCTGGGGTGAGTCTGATCGTCACCTTGCGGATAGTTTTATCCCCCGCCCGCTTGTCTGCCCTGGAGGGCTTTTTATACCCGTAATCCAAATCCTCCGGATCGTACAGTTTTTCCAGTGGGGCGCCGTAGGCCGCACACACTGCTGACATCTGTTGGGGTGTGGGATTACTCTTGCCCTGCTCCCACATAGACAGCGTGGTCACGTATACTCCCGGCATCCCTAACCGCCGGACGATCATGGGCTGGGTGATATCGCCGCGTACCTCTTTGAGATGATTCATGCTGCCCCCTCCTTCCTATGTATTGGATTTTCCGCTGCTTCCTGGGCCTCGCACAGAGCCAGACTGTCAGGGCAAACCCTGTTCCGAGGATTAGGTCTATTGGGCGGCCCCCAGAGCATCCGACCAAACCCAGGAACGCCAGAAAACCGATTGTCGCGCGTATGTATCCAGACATTTACTCATCTTCCTTTCCGCCGCTCCTTCTGGGCGGCTATTTTAATGCAATCACGAGGGCTACTACCGAAATAATCAGGGCCAAGATTGATGTACTACTCGGGAGGAAGTATTTCCACATTTTGCGGTCACTCCTGATTTCCTTTACCGTTTCATTAAGAGCCTCATCCATGGCTTCATTCAGCATTTCTTTAAACTCTTTCATGCTTTACCCCTTTCCGCCGTCCCTTAGGACGACTTTTTTTGAATCTACTTGTCGCCTCCCGTCAATCGTGGTAATATTCGGTTGAAAGGAGGTGGAGAAGATAGACAAGTTGACAGATGCTGAGTGGGCACTTCTTACTCAAATCGCTGAAAGCCCTTCATTTGTTGCTACACGCGCAAAGGTCGCTGGGCTGACACGACTGGGTCTGCTCAGTTTGGCCTATGGGGAAGACGGAGACAAGGAACCCTGTGTATGGGAACTCTCTCGTGAGGGGCGCGTATTATTTGAACAGCAGCAAAAAGAGATTGAAAAGGACCGATACAATGACGCCAGTAACAAGGCCAATCGCCGCGCCTTGTACTATAGCGCGATTGTATCTGCCATTGTTTCGGTCTTCTTTTCGGCATTGGTTAATCTCGCGTTCCGACTGTTCTTCGATTAATCTGTGGTTTCTCACTCTATTTCCTCCTTCTTGCCGCTCCATCGGGGGCGGCTATTTCTTTTCCAAGAGATCAGGGTGTGTCTCCGCGAGCTTACACAGGACCTCCAAAAATTTTTCAGGTGGAATATCCGCTTCGATCCGCGATACCTCTTGCATGGCATCTAGGTCATATGTAACCTTGACTGGTATAATCATTGTGGTTCTCCTTCCCGTATCACGCGCTAAGCGGATCCTTGCCAAAAAAAATATAATCTTCCGGAACGTCATAGAGTTTTTCCAATCTTTTGCTCATAAATACGTCTGGTACTGTCTTACACTGTTCATAACTACGCAGTGTAGACACACTTATTCCCAGTTTTTCAGCAGCTAGCTTCTGTGAAAATCCTTTATTGACTCTCGCAGCTTTAAGTGAAATTGTGAATTTTTCTGGCATATTCTCACCTCCCGCTATAATAGTATCACTCTTTAAACGGTATGTCAATACTTAAGCGTGATTTTTTGTGTAAAATATTGTTTTTTCTTTGCTTTTAGCATATAATATTCTATAAAAGGAGTGGGAAAAATGAGTTTAGATTTAGAACGGCAAAAGCAAAACTTAAAAATAATCTTTTCAAACAATTTGAAGAGATATATGGATTTCAAAGAATTAAGTACCACTGATATTTCCAACGCACTGGAGATCCCATTTTCCACTGTGTCCGACTGGGTCCACGGGAAAAAATACCCTAGGATGGATAAAGTCCAGGCTCTAGCCGATTTTTTGGGTGTCATGAAATCAGATCTCACAGAGGAAAAACCGAAGGAAGTTCTTTACACAAAGCATTTAACAGAGCGAGAGAATTTTTTATTGGAAAACTTTAATAAGCTCACTCCCGAAGAGCAAGAATTTGTCCTTCGTTCCGTCGCTGCAAAATTTCCACACAAAGACTAATGGCATATTCAAAGGCACCTAAAACATCATCAGCATCGAGTATAGTGTTAATTAATTTGCTATCCATTTCTGATTGTGTCATATGTATGCCTCCTCAATTTTAAAACATCCGTTCTATTTGAATCAAATTATACTCCACAATTTGCTGATTTTCAAGGTCATTTTTTACCATTTCTATAACTTATGTTAATATTATAGGATTCTATTAAGCAAGCTGTTTATTCCGGTATTCTAAATACCTCTTCAACAGGTTTCCCCAGCACACGACATAATTTTATAGCTACATCCACCCCAGGGCAGTATCGGCCCGTTTCTATGTTGCTTATTGTAGTTCTCCCAACGCCAGAACGAGCCGCCAATTCCTGTTGAGTAAGGCCGAGTCTCTCTCTACTGGATTTTACTGTATTTACTATATTTACCAATTCAATTATCCTCCATGGTTAGCTATAATGTCAAGCTTTTGTGAGTAAGCCGACATTATTTTTTGCATATTACATGGAGATATTAATGGTAAATACTTCTTTATAGATTCGAGGTGCAAAATGATCGGTGTAATTTATGCGAGATACTCCTCTGACGGGCAACGCGAGGAATCTATAGACGCCCAAGTAAGGGCCTGTCGTGACTATGCGGACAAGCGGGGTATTGTCATCCACAAAGTATACGCAGACGAGGCTATCAGCGGTAAAGGCTCCAAGACAAAAAAACGCGTCCAGTATCAAAAAATGATGCGGGACGCAGAAAATCATCAGTTTGATGTTGTGCTCATCCATAAATATGATAGAGTTGCGCGTAATGTCCAGGAGCACGTCAATATAGCCACCCGATTATCTGCCGCGCGGGTAGAGATTATTGCGGTAGATCAGGATTTTGGGCAGTCAAAAGAAGCGAAGCTAATGAAGGTACTATCCTGGGCCTTATCGGAATTCTATGTCGACAATTTGGCGGATGAAACCAGGAAGGGCCATAAGGAGAATGCGCTCAAAGCAATCCACAACGGAGGCGTACCAGTTTTTGGACTTGACGTGATAGATAAGCAGTACGTGATAAATCCGCTGGAGGCCCACTATGTTAACCTAATGGGGGATTATTGTTTAAACGGAACTCCCTACTCTGGATTGATCGCGGAAATGAAAAGTAAAGGTATCAAGGGCAAGAGAGGGAAACCCATAGGTTATCCGGAAATATATGAGATACTGCGCAACGAGAAAATAGCCGGTGTTTATACCTACACAGTAGTTCAAAATAAAGATAGAGATGCGCGGCGATCGAAAGAGAATGCCATCCGCATAGAGTCCGCCATACCGGCAATTATGCCGCACGAAAAGTGGGAAAGGATACAGGAGATTATGGATAAGCGAAAGAATAATGGCAGAAAGTCAGAAAAATTTTATTTACTCTCAGGTATTATTTATTGTGGAGAATGCGGAGCCCCGATGCATTGTATCACCACTCGCCGTAAAAAAGGCGGAAAAGAATATCAGTATCAATATTATTACTGCTCTCAAAAATGCGGGGCGAAAAATATCCCAGCCGAAAAGGCGGACTCATTTGTCATAGAATACATGAAAAAATTGGCGTCCCCAGAGAATAGAAAGCTTATGCAAGACCTGACATCAAAACATAAACGTCAACTCCAGGATGCAATGGCGGTTGATATTGACTACACCAAAAAAGAGATAGCCGACAGGCAAAAACAGGTCGAGAACCTGATGGCTAACCTCAGCGCCGGTGTATTGCCCCCGGCGGTTTTAGAGCGCACTGGTCGCAAAATTGAGGAGTTGCAGTCACAAATAGAGCTGTTGCAAGCAGAACTGGACAAGCCAATGACATTCTCGGACAGCGAACTCGGCAAATATTTTGACGCGATTGCCGATATAGACAAGCAAACGCCCGAAATGAAGCAAAAGACCGCGCGTTTTTATATTGATCGGGTACAAATAAAAAAGAACTCCATGGAAGTAACAAGTACATTCATGGAGTTCTTAGGAAATCATGGTTGCGGGGGAGCTATCCCTATATTTCCTAAACACTTTTTTGGGATAACTATATCGCGATAGAATCCGGAACCCCCTGAGTTAAAGTGAATTAAACAACAAAAAACCGGCCAGAGAAGGAACACTCCCTCCCTGGCCGTTGTAAAATGAGCAACCGGCACAATCGGGCGCTCCCAATGGGGAACGCACTGCCGTCTGCTATACACTATCTCATGTAAATCATTATATGCAGATAGATCAGATTGCCAACATCCGTTACCAGATAATGCAGTTGATCTGCCTGTTTTTGTCTCTGTCCGCTGTGCCATCCTCAACAAGGATATTGGTGCCACCCTCGTCTACAATACCAGATCCTCCACCATCCAGCATAATTGCATCCGTAATACCGAGTCCCAGCGCCTGGATAGCCTTGTAAAGCTCTGATGATTGGATGCAGTTAGATGTTTTGGTGCGTCCGGCAATCCGATAGATTGTCCCCGATGCATCAATGCCCAGGCAGATATGGAGCGTTGCATATACCGGATCAGTGCCCCAGCCCTCCGGAAGTACGTCGTTTTTCCACGACACGTCTGCTCTGTCACGCATAATCGGCATGCCGGATACCGCGTAGACTGCGTCAGTAGGAGGTGTATTGCACCGCTGGATATATACGCCGTTGTCAGTGACAATCAGGGTACTTACCAGCCTGTCCTTAAACTTGGTATCCCATGTAGACTGACAGCCATACCGGATTTTACCGCCTGCCATTTTGGCCGCCAGATACTCCTTGATCGTCGCATTGCTATACTGAGACAGATCAATGTCGGCCACCAGATTTGCAGCAGGCTCAGTGACGTACTGGCCTCCAATTTTAGTGCCAATAAAATAATTGGCGTTGCAATAATTTTTGACTGCTGTGGTCCTCTTACTCTTATCCCACCAGCGCAATCCAAAGGTCCCAAATGGATACTCTCGGATATGTAGGCCATTGCGCCAGTAGGCAGTGGATTGCTTGACCGGGGCCTCTGGCTCTGTGGTCTCCGGGACATATCCATGCGCCTTGGCGATCATGGCGATTGCCTCACCTCTGGTAATAGGGTTGTCCCAATCTCCGGTGTCCAGCGTCATGCCGGTTTTATCGTGCAGATACTGATAAGCAGCATCCGCCCAATGAGTATCGCTCACGGTATCATCCTCCTCATATAACGGCATCTGGGGCGGCCTGAACCCCGCCCAGATATCCTTGCTGGTCAGCTCCTGGTTGGGGCCGCTCCACTGGAGATGGGGCCTGTCGGGAAAGCTGGCCCAGCGGCCTCCCCACTCGAAGCCAATTTTCTCCCCGATTTCCCCGGCGCGGCGGAAGAACTCCAGATCGTCATACTCGTGGCCCTTGATATTGCGGCAAAAGTCGAAG